CGTTTGCTGGCAAGCCGAGCTAGGGCTCCACCCGCTTTTGACGCAGCTCGTGCCGTAGCGACCCCTGGTGTCAATCGTGCGACTTGTGCTGCTCGTCCAGCACCGAGCGCAGCGCCACCAAAACCACCTGACAGAACTGTCGCACCGACAATACCCGCCACGTCGCCCGACATATACGCGCCTGACTGATACTGCTTGTAGGCGTCCAGTTGCTCTTTGCTTATGATTCCAGCTTTGACGAGCGCGAGATTCGATCCGCTTAGCGTAACGCCTGAAAGGGTACCAAGAGCAAAGGCAGAGAGAGCGTTACCCCAGCCCTTGCCGTACTCTTTCTTTAGCCGGTCTTGGCGCGCTTCCTCCGCAGTGATGTATCGTCCACCTAGCTGAAACGCTTTTTGAGCATATTGAGCCTCAACTTCAAATTTTGTTCCACCCGGCAGGAGGATAGGCACCATGGCATTTTCCGCAAAGCCATATTGGCCCGAGGTGATAGCCTGCTGAACCTCTTCTTCAGGTATCTCCTGGTAGGCTTGCGCCGTTGCGTTCCACAGTCGTGCCATTGTTTACTCTGCCGGTCCTACGACTGCCGCTACCGCTGCTGTCGGAGTGCTAATTTCCATGCGTTCGCCTTGCAGCAACGATTGCATTAGTTTTAGGTCGTTTTTCTTAAGGTTAGTGCGAGGGTCACCGAACCGGCCGTAGTACAGTGCTTGCTCTTCAGGAGACATGCTGTCGTATAGCGCCGCTTTCAGGACTTGCATTTCCATCTGAATCTCAGCGAGCTTTTGCGCCTTCGTTTCTTGCGTGGTGAAGTATCCACCAAGTCGGTCGGCAATGCGCTGTGCTTCGGTGTCAGTCGCTGCAGCGCCGGAGTACATGCGGACTAGGTTCGAAGCGAGGCCCTTAAGATTGTCCTGATACTTTTCGCTTTCGTTATAAAAAGGCCATAGGCCGCCTGCTGCTGATGTTTCTGGAATTAGTTGTTGCAACTCAACAATCAATCCGTCAGCCAAACCTGCATAGGTCAACTTTTCCTGAATAGGCCGAGAGAACTCGAGCGTCGCACGCTGTGAAGCTGCCTGCGCTTTCTGAGCTTCGATCATGCTGTTGTGAACGTAAGACTGGTATGCAGCCGCGTAGTGCATCTGAATAAACTCAAGATTGAGCTTCGCCTTTTCCGCCTGTGTAGCTGCCCGAAGCTTTGCGATGCGCGAGTCCTTCGAGTCGATATTATACTTGGTCTCCATCTGACTCAGCATCGTGTCAAACTGCTGATAGCCTAACTGGCGTATCACGTTATTGACCTGCCGCCTGTCTTGGATTTCATCCAGCAGCATCGAATAATCAGACTGTGCCATTTGAACACCGAACTTCAGGTTCTCAATGTCGACTTGCTGTGCAGCTATGTCTCTATCGATAGCTGTCTCGAGTATCTGCAGCGCTGCGTTTTGAGTCCCAGTAAGTGTCGCACCAAACTGCCCTAAACCGACTGCTAGTGCTGCGCCCATCTTTGAACTTAGTGAGGGCAGTAGTCGTCGGGTGTCGATGGTCTTATCCATGACCATCTGTGTGGCTCGTTCAATCTTGCGACGTGCAGCTTCGCGTGAGTCAGCATCAATCTTTTGCTGGTTCTGCATGTCCGTCGCAGCTTGCTCTTGAAAGCGCTTTTGCTGCTGCTGAACACGTAGAACGCGCTTGTTGTACTTATCCTCCGACTCCGCTAGCTTTTCGTCGGCTGCTTTCATCGCATCAAGAGCGTTTTTTCCAAGGTTCTCGTACTGCCTTGCTTGATTAAGGAAGTAGGGAGTAGGGTCGACGAGCTCGGGTGGCGGAGTCAGAGCAGGAGGAGCACCTGGCTCAGTCCCGCCGATTTGAGGCATCTGAGCAGGCGGCAGCGTTTCCATCGACATGCCGCCCTCTGTGGACATGCCCAACCGCTCTTCTATGTTGTGCTGCTCTACGTGTCCTTGAATTTCACTTTCCAGTGGCAAACCATCTTCGGCGAGCGTCATATCCGGCATGCTTGCGGCGTCGCCTCCACCACCGCGATAGGACCTGCTTCTTGGTGCAGCCGCGCCTAAATTGACGTTCCCCATTCCCTCGACCATCCATTCAGGCGCTTTTTTGGGCTGCGCGTCTAACTGGGCAAGCTGTTCCAGCATTGGATTAGCCATTACGCCATTCCTTTCGTAAACCAAGAGATAGCTATGCTGGCTGCAGTTTGAAAGAAGCTACCAGTTAACTGAGCTTGCGCTTGCTCATCAGCCTGACGACGCTGCTCAAGCATCTGCTCGTAACCCATCGTAAGCTGACGCCTCTCTGACTCTTTGCCTGCTCGAAATCGCAAAGCATCTTGCGCTGCTTGTTGTCGTTGTTGTTGCCCAATCGCTTCTGCCTCGGCCAAGCCTTGCTTGCGCACGTCTGCTGCTGCTTGTGCTGCCTGACTGAATGTCCCAGCGCCACTTACACCGCGACGAAGCTTCGAAGCTCCAAAAACACCGGCAGCCATTTGCTGCCCAAGACGCCTTGCTTCCATCTCAGCTAGCGTTTGTTTTTGACCCGAAGCGATTGCGTCATAATCCTGAAGCAACGCAAGAGAATGTTGGTCATACGGGTCCGTCAGGCGCTGCCGTTCTGCTTCCGCCATCTGGCGTCGCAGCTCGCGATTCTCTTGACGCATTTCTGCGCCGCTGACCTCTCGCGTATTCCCCTCGGCATCAGTGGCAGTATATCCTCGTACACCAAACATCAGCGCCTCCTCAGTTGATACAGCGCAGGATCAGGCTCTTCGTAGACTGGCACTGGGTTTCCTTGAATGCCGAAGAACTGCGGAGTGTCAGGGTAAAGGTTACCTCTCATGCCCCCGTGATATTCACGACTCGGTTCTCGCCTCATTGTTTCGGCCAAGCCAGGGTCGCTTTGAAGTTGCAGTTCAGCAAGCGGTGTTGATTGTTCATCGGTCAAGCTTGGTTGACGGAGCGCTTTAAAATCACCACCAGCGACACCCGTCGACAAAGTCTTAAGATCAGCGAGCGATGGATCCTGAGTCGGGTCTTGCAGTTTAGGTGCTTCAAAAGCTTTTTCTTTTTCGCGAGGACCAAGAAGGTCTTTTAGCTTGTCACCCAATTGCTCGAATGCTCCGCTTCGAATGCCTTCTGAGATAGTTACTGCTGCAGCCTGCGTTGCAGCGCCTACGTACCTGCGAAACATGGCTCGGTCGAAAGCTTCTTGGTTTAGCTTCAAACCCTCAATTCCAAGCTCCATTTGCCGTTCAGAACCGCCGATCGATGCTGTGGCCTGAGCTTTTGTTTGAGATGCGCTTCGTTCCGCCTGCGCTATCTCCGCAGTTCGCTGCTGGATTAGCTGCTTTGCTAATGAGCGAATTGCGGTGGGATTAATGCCGAGACGTTTACCGTAGGCTCGAGATATCCCGATAAGGTATTCGTCGAGCATTTGCGCGCTACGAGCATCATTTGCTGCTAGCGCTCGGTCGATCTGAGCAAATCCCGCAGTAAGCATTCCCTGCGATTTTTGTTGTTCTGTGATTGCCATCAGATTGTGTCTCCCTTCGGTAGCTTGAAGCTGGTCGGGCGCAGACCAACCTCGAGGGCAAGGCCTGACATTTTAAACAGTCCGTTTGACTGTGCCGATGAGCTGTTAGGGGTGATGGTGTGCTTGATTTTAAGCGCACGACACTTTTGACGCTTCACTGGTAATCGGTAGCGGTCTTTGCCCGTCAGAGCGCTGGCTGTTTGTGTCTGTGTGTGAGCCGAACTCGCATCGTGGTCGACGGTCATGACGACGCTGATGTCGTGGTCACCAAGGTACTCGCCCTGAAACATGACGCGATACACGCGCTGCGCTCCCTGCATGTTGTTGAGATAAATACTTGGCGTTTCTACGATGGTGCTAAATTTGTCGTAGGTAGGGGAAGCTCCCTCAGATACGTCCCAATAGCTGCCCGTATCTTCTTTCCAAAACCCAACGTCACTACCGGCGCTCGATTGGCGCTCTGTTGAGCCATCCCAATATTGTCCGTACGTTGCTCTCGCTTGGTGCAAGACCCCACCGACAACATGAAGACCTAGGTTGTAGCCCATCACACTGGCAGTGTGTGTGTATTGGCTCCATGCCTCAAAGAAGTAGTTGTACACCAGTATCTTCGAGTAGCCGGTGAAGTCTGAGCCCCCCGCCAACGGATCCCCCAGCGCGATATACAGCTCATGCCTTGCGTCATTAGCCGTCGCAGCGATGGCCCGGTACACAGTCAGGTCCTCTACGTTTGCACCAATGTAGGAGACCTGTGTGTTGCGGTTGATAATGTAGAGGCCCCTCTCGCTTTGATAAATGCATCCTGCGGGGATTTTGGCGTGGATTGTACCTTCCACAGCCCCTTGGCCTGAAATGATTAACCTGGGGTCTGTGAGGGTTGAGCCGGAGCCGTCAGGCAAAGGACCTTCACCAGCAATCGCAAAGACGTTCTCATTGGTAAAAACCAGCAAGTAGTCCCCATTCGACTCAATGCCTCGGACACTCTCGCTTCCGCCTTCGACCTCGCGAAACAGGAAGCTTCCTCGAGCATAGGGCTCAGGGGCAAGACCACGAGCAGTTGGCTTGCAGATGTGCACGCGGTTCTGCGAAGTCGTTAGGTATACCCGATTCTGATGCACTGCTATGTCAGTGATGCTTCCTAGGTTCTCACTTGCTGCTTCAGCGTTAGTGTAAAGAAGCTCGTGCGTATTGGACGGGTTGTCTTTGTCGTAGATGTCGCTATCGGCGTTGAGGTCGATAAGCTCTTGGGTCAATGCGTCGAAGTTGTTTGGTGCGTCTGCCACACGAAACGAAGTAACTTGATTCTTCAATGACCGATACAGAACTACTCGAATTTGGTCATACTCAAACATGCGCAGGCTGTGCTGATAGTTGTAGACGGTAATTTTTGCATGTCCGTCATTTTCGTCACCACTACCTGTCGCTGTCTTCGTGTCGGTCGTCGTTACATCGACCGGATCGCTTGGAGCCGAGCGATGCAGGTTACCGGCCTTATCAATGTACTCGTAGACAACACGATAGGTGTACGTACCGGGCACCATTCGGCCAGTATCGCCAGTAACAGACTCAGTGCCCCTCCCAGGTGATACGCTCTTTACCTGCGGCCTCCGCAGAAAACCCACCTCCATAGAGCGATAACCATCGTAGGACTTCAGGAACCCGCCACCAATTAGCAAGTGATTGTTGTGATAAGTCGTTGGGAACTTGCGCGGAGGAGCATGGTCGACCCGCAGGATACTCGCGTTGAAGCACGGAAACCCGTTTTGCAAGTTTGTTCCAAGATACGAGCTGCACCCGATGATGCGCTCATTTCCTCGTGGACCAATGACCGGACGGACAGGGTTGTGCACCCAGTTGGTCGATTTACGATAGATGGTGCCACCAGCTAAAACGTAAGCACCATTGTGCCAGTTGCTAAAATGAGTGTGCGCCGTATCGCCTTCTTGCGTCGACGCTATCGGCATCATTCTCTCTCGAGCATGCACATCGCCTGTTTCGTCCAGCTCATCTCGAACAACGTATGTGCACCCAGCACTGTAGTCGGTGCCTGCATAGCCGTTAATAGACTCAGCAATGACCATGTAGATAACGGGCTTGGTCGTTGTTGAGCTATAGGTCCACGGATGGCTAACAATGGTGGTGTTGAAGGCAATTGGCTTAAAGGTGTTCAGCGTGCCGTCGCTCAGCGTAAATCGCAAACTTCGAGTCGTTGTCACGTTCGGCTCTGTGCCGCTTCCGCTGTATGTCACCGTGGTGAAATAGGCCCGAATATGGGTCTCATTTCCACTAGCTACAGGCTCAAGAATCGCTGCCGCATTGAGCATGCATTCATTCACCCCGACGTTGTCAACGTAAGATCCAATGGCAAGTGATCCGCCAGACGAATCGATCAGGTTGTACTTTGTTCTTCGAGTGCTTCCCGAAATGGTCGGGAACATGACAAGGTAGACGTCGTTGGTGTCATCAGATCCAATTTTGAAGTGACGCACCATGCAACTATGATTGTAGTTGTCGTATTGATTGTATGCCTGCTCAGCCCGATTGTAGGTAGAAGTGCCGTAATCAAGGTTTCGGCAACCTGTCGTGATCAGTTCGCCTGACGAATCATCAAACTTATACTCCTGCAGCGTCCAGGCAACGTTGGTGGCATCTGAGTGATAGAGCAGAGCTAGGAACTCAGCATCACCGGCCTTCTCGAACTTCTCAAGGTCCCAAATGCAATAGTCGTTGTTGCTGACGAGACTGGTCGTGCTGCTTGGTTTCGCGGCACTGACTCTCTTAGTTCCACTAATCTGAATCGTTCGGTACTGGATCAGGACAGTGTCGGGGCTAGCTCCAGTATTGATGTGAGTATACATCACAATAAAATACTGGCCCATCGGTCGAACCTGCACATGAGGATGCAGGTATAACCGTTGGTCCTCATTGCCCTCAGCTACTGTCGTGTCGGCGATTGTGTACTGGGTTACTTCCTGCCGGTCACCCACAGGCTGATCGGTGTCAGCATCATAGAGTTGCGCATAAGCGGTGTAGGTAACGGACTTGCGATCAGACGCGCCCGTGATGAGCTGCAAGGTGGGATCAGACTCGTAGTAGACAACGCAGTAAAAATTACCGTAAGTCGCATGTGAGATATAGGCGATGTCTGCGCCGCTCTGAAGTACGCTCTGATTGTTCGACAGTGGTTTGCTTTCACAGATGGTTGCATCTGCAACGCCCTTACGAACAAAAGCGTTGTTGCCACGCTGTGCGTGAATGCGTTCTCCATCAAAAATAAGCTTTTCGTTTTTATAGACGGCACTGCCCTTCGCGCACTCAAGGCTCGTCATTCCCGACATGGAAGTTAAAAACTCATCGTCCAACGTAGATGAAACATCGGCATTGCTCATAAGCGGCGTAAAGCCGTACCGCCGACGAACTTCACCCGCCTTTTCAAACCGGCCGTTCTGTACATCAGCCAATTCAGGCGCGTTGAGAACTCGGTCACTCACCTTTTGATTAAGGCCCTTTTCGAAGGCAAGCGAAACCATTTGCTTATCGAGCGCCATCAGAACACCCACACAGTGACAGTGACAGTACCGTCTGAGCTAAGATAAAGCAGGTCTTTGGTGGCATCTGTTGATTCGAAGACGTGTTTTGCTGCGTTCTTCTTGAGAACGAGCATACCCTTAGGCTTGCGACCCAACCCGTGCGCCACAGGCTTCTCTTCCGTCGTTAGGTCAATGTCCTCGAGCCGCTTACCCTCAGACCAATAGTTAAACTTACGAACCTTGCGCACCTGCTTCTCGGTCTCCCGAAATGCTTGCTCAATCAGGGGGTCAGAGATGCCGGTAGGTAGAAGTGACATGATAGCTCCTACCTAAAAAAGATGTCGTGATAGAATTCAGTTCCGTTGCCAACGTCGACAATCTGCTTAGCCTCACCGGCATCACGACGTCTGGCAGCCTGCTCAATGCGAATCTTCAGACGCTCAAGGTTTGACGCTTCGAAGCGAAAGTCGCTCTCCTCTTTGGCCTTGGTCTGAATGACGGCAAAGGTCACAGCGTAGTCTTCGTACCCAAGTGGTATTCCCGAAACCTCACTACCGAGCTGCGGCGCTGTGGGTACGTACCAAATCTTAACTGTGCCACCCGGTGGGTCATCCTCAGGGATAATCTTCAGCTCATCGCCGACTAGCTGATACTGGATTGAGTTCAGCCCGGATGCGACAAGCAAGGGCGACTCATACGTGTTGCGATGCTGGAACTCGAACGGACGTACTCGAGTCGTGTGGCTTGTGCCACTGGCAGTGAAGTCCACCCCTATCAGCTTGTAGAAGGTTGAGGGCAAGCTAAGTGCTGAGTCCGAGGGAATAGTGTAAGTCTGCGTCGAAACAGAGTAGTGCTGAAAGGACATCACGATAATGTCCCATAGTTCCGTTAGTCCACGATTCAAGTAGTCCGTGAGCTCGGTATCAGTAACGAACTCACTGTTCTCTTGGTCGGCACGACGACGGACTCTCGTGATCAATTCTGATGCTGTAAAAGTCGCCATCGTGCCTCCCCGAGAGGTGGGTCAGGAAGCTGCGCCGCCCCCTGACCCGCGCTAGGCATCCAGGCCGCCGCCAGCTCTGTGGATATCCAGCAAATCAATCAATGCGCTCCCAAATGCTCGATAATCGTCGCCCTTAGCGGCATCGTAAGCACGACGCATAGCACTATCGAGAGCTATGTCTTTGTTGCTCTGAGCAGGCGGCTCCTCAGCCTGGTCATCCTTTTTCAAGGACTGCAGGATGAGGACCGCTTCGCTCATTGGATCCGACTTCATTAGCTGAAGTCGATCCGTGCCTGGTTGCCAGGGTTACGGCACAAGGTGTTGCAGTATGCTCCGAGGCGTACCTCGAGAGAATCTCTGTTTGACACACGCAAACTGCCGAGCCCATCTAGGTCAAGAATCTGTGGGCACATCCCGAGAGACGCCAATTCCCAATCTGAGAGCTTGATCATATAGGCGGTATTCGCTGGCGCGTCCGCGTCAGGCACCACCGTGATTGGTCCAGTAGGCATGTGAATCACGATGCTGGTGAAGCCAAGCTCAAGCGTCTTGCCAAAG